AAATGGTACTGATGCATCTATATCGACGGATGATATGACAGGCCTGAGTGCACTATCAAATACTGATAATGGCGCATTTAATATTCCTACAGCCTCTACATCTGTTTGAACTTCTCCTGAAACATAAAAACCTGCAGGGTGTACAAACTTTTTATATAGTTCAAGCCACGATGATTGCGCTAATGGACTTTTTATTAATATAGAATAAATTTGATATAATGCATTGTTTCGAATAAATTTATTAGATTCTGCTCCAATTCTACTTAAAGGTCCAGACGAATCATGACCTACTGTAAATATGTCATTTTTAGGATATTCCACTTGTACGTTTTCTTGAAAAAAAGCTCTGAAAAATTCTTCAATTGAAAATCTACTACCTTTAGTTCGATGTAGCTCGTGTATTCTTTGTGCATAAAAATTTGGATCAGTGAAATTGTCTCCAGTATTACCTGCGGCTATTTCTGATATCAATGTACTTAAAAGTTTTTTAGGTACTTCTTGAGTATCACGTGTTTGATATATTTGTCTTAATTGATTGTCAAAAGAACTAGCGTCATCAGAATCTAGATAGTCATAATACTTTTCAAGAAATGTAATGAGTTTTGGATAATCTTGAGTAAAATGTTCAGGCAGGGCATCACGCACTTTTCTATGAAGAAAGTTGCGTGGTCTACGATTTTGATGATATTTTATTACAGACATTAATAACTCGTTGTGCTAGTAGAACTTCCACTTAAAGAAACTTGAGTTTCTTGATAATCAAGAACAGCTATTGCATTTGATCTTGCAGTGTCGATATCCAAGACTGTAGCTCTTAATGGACGTATTGTACTTTGATTAGCTGGAGTGGCTGAAAATTTAATTACACCACCTTCAATAGACGTAGGGTTAAATCCAACTAAATTAATTTTTCCAGTTGACGCATTATAAGAACCTATATTATCAACTTCTACAACTCCACCTGTATTTACTATTTGTAAAGTGTTTGAACTTAATCTATTTTCTATGGTGCATGCTTTTGAGTTGAATGTAAATCTTGAAGATGTTACAATCTTTGATACATCATCATTTATAGCTAAAGCCACTGGAAAAGTTATAACGTAATCTTTAGCTATACCTAAAGATGGTATTAACCTTTGTTGAACTTTTATTGACATTTTTGTATTTAAGACAGCTTCATCTATATCATCAACAACAGTTAATAAGTTTGATCTTCTAAATACACTTCCAAATTTTTGTAAATTATTTGAAAAGTACGAATTAATGCTTGTTGTTATAAGAGTTTGTGTAGCACCAGATGTACTGCTAGTTAAATCTGGATCAAAGTTGAATGTAGTAGATAATTCTAAATATGTAGTTTGTGGGTCTATAAACACTGTATCGATACTAGCAACTGCAAAGTTGTTTGTTAACTCACTTATAATTCTTGTTTTTACATCTAATTGAGTTGCATCATCAACATCCGATTTAAATTTTAATGACACATAAACTCTTCCATAAACTGGAGGTTCGTTATCTGCACCACCCCAAGATGTAACATCATCAATATATGAACCGTAGTTAGTTAGTATTTGTGATGTGTAATCTTCGGCCGTTACCATTCGTCTTTGAGATGTAAAATATAATGGAGCATTTTGTCTAATTGATTCTATGCCTTCTCTAAAAGATCCACCTGCTGCAGCTGATGTAGTAACATGTACTAAAGATATTCCTTCAACTTGTGCAGTTGTTGAAAATACACTTGCACCATTAGCATCTGGCCCTTTTGTAGATAAGTAGTCTATTACAATTTTATTACCAGCTACTGGAGCTTTACCGGTGCTTATACCATCTCCAAATATTACTTCATAATACCCATTTGGCACTTCTTTAATTTGATAATGTGTAGAGGTCGCAGTTATTCGAGTTGCTGATTTGATATTAGTGTATGTGTCAAATGTTGAACCACCAGCTTCATCAAACACTCTAACTCTTATGGTAGTCGTATCCATAGTCAAATCAGGTATCACATAAATTTGTGAATCTGCAGTATCACCAACAAAAAATGTTTTTGTTTTTTCGGTTCCTTCATAAACTGGAATGTCTGATATTCCTTCACTTGTTTTAAACGTATATGTTCCTGAAGTATCAGGAACTGCGGTGTATTGCTCTCTAGTTTGAAAGGTGTAACTAACACTATCTATTGATGTAGTAAATTGAGTGTTTCTTGGTAAAGTTACTAAACTTGGTCTATTAGTATCAGGTATTGTAATAGTAATTGCAAGCTTTGCGAGTGATGAAGCATAAGATCTTGGAACATATCCTAAAGCTTCTGCATGAGATATGATAGAACTTCTTAATTGTGCGGTATTTAAAAAACTTTCATTAAGTGCAAAGTTAGTTGTCAATCCATTAAAGTGTGTATTATAAGCCAATACATCTAGTATATTACTTAAACCGGAAGCTTCAAAATCATAATCAGTAAATTCATTTTGTCTTTTGAAATAATCTTTAAGTCTTGTTTTGATAGTATCAAAATCAAGATCTGTTGATGTTATTGTTGTTGCCATTTATCTTAACCTTGTTAAATTTAATTCTACTGATTCTTGTTGTAAAGTAGCCACTATTAAAAAGCTTACTTTGACACTTATTTCATGTCGATCTGGACTTATTGTACTGATAATATCTATTACTCGAGCTCTTGGTTCAAATGTTTCTATAGCTCTCGCAATGTCACCTTCTAAGTTTGTATCATCTATTTCTGTGCTTAATCTAAATAGCATTGCAGAAAGATTACCTCCAAACCTATGCATAAAAGGTCTTTCGGTAAAATTTGTTAATAGTAAATTTCTAACTGCTTGTTTTACGGCAGTGCCACTCGTCTTCTTGAAAATATCTGCAGGTATATTAGTTCCTGAATTATCTGTCCCTATGAACTTTGCAGTAAAGCTTAAATCAATATCTTTATCAACACGTGTTCGCGCAACAGCTATGCTTTTTTTATCAAGATTACCGTCTTCATTTGAAAAAACTCTTGTAGGCATTCTGTTTCCTTAAATATATGTTCTATTTATACATAAAATTACGTATAATTTCCAGATGAAGTACCTGATGAACCACCACTCGCTGTTGTGCCGCTTGAAGAAGCACTTACTTCATTAGAAGGATATAACGTATATAAATTTGCATTATAACTAGCTACTGCATGATTTTGGTTAGACAATGGCATCCAAAATTCTAGATCCGGATATTCTGTAAACGTATGTTTATGAAAAGCTTGACCAACTTTACTGCTATCTAAATATATTGGATAGAAATAACCTTTTTTGCCAGATGAATTACCAAAATTACTTGTGCCATATACTGCATAAACTTTATCTTCATCTAAAGGTTGTGGTGCAGTCGTCTTCGGTTCTTCTTGACCGACTTCTAAAAATTCACCTGTAGCTTGAACAGCATTGTTAAATCGTGTTTCTATTACTTCATTATATGTTACAGTCCACGGTGCTATTATTTCAGGCATTATTAATATTATATCAACATGTAGTTTACCGTTAGGGTCATAGCTATCATAATTCAATATTATTTTATCGTAATTAATATTGTTTTTAAGATATACAGCTAATTCAAATGTTTTATCTATAGCCACTTGACCATCTTCACCTATAAGCTCATATACCACAGCTCTACCATCAGCCATTAAATAATTTATCCCGTCAGTTGCATCTAACTCTTCATCTGGTCCTTGTTTATAATAACCTTCAGACACTACTAATCTAAATTTTTCAAAACCTTTAGCTCCTCGTAAAGATGGAGACGAATTTATAGATTGCAACACTTGAGCGTGTAAATAATATTGCTTAGCTAATAGTAATTTATCATCTGATGTCAAATGATTTATACTTTCTGGATCACCATAGCTACCTAAGAATTTAGATAGAGTAATGCTTTGTGCTAATCTAGTACGACGAGTTATTTCAGGTTGAAATGTAGGATCGTACTGTGCGTCTGGTAATATATCTTCTGTAAATGCCATTATGTTTGATACACTTTCGATTTAGGATTAGAAGGTCCCATAGGTTCACTTCCTCTTTGTGATTTATCTTTAATACTAACTGACTTTCCAAATTGTGGAGGAATAGTATTTGCAAAGTTTTTAGAAACTAATCCTTCTGATATAACTTCACCAACAAATGTTTCATTACTTAATGTTTTACCGTCACGCAATTTAGATCTAGCTTCTGCTGTTGTTTTTATTTCTGTTTTTGTTATGCCGCCATAATTTCTACTTTTATCAACTGTATACTTTAAATCTTCAAAAGTCTCAATTTCAACTTGCCTCACTCCATACACTGGATCTGATATAATAGAATTAAGAATTGCTGTGTTTGGCCTGCTTAAAACTTTATTAGTTGCAGTTGTAACTGTTGGTGTTCCACCTGTGCCGGCAGGTCCTACTGCAGCAGTTCCAGCTTTATTCGCTTCATTTGCTTTTTCAGCTGTACCGTTTAAATCGCCGTGAAATGTTGTGGCGTGCATTGAAGTTGAATTGAGTCTTGTTATATTTGCAGCGGTTCCTTCGATAACAATTCCGTCTCCGCCTATTAATCCACTATCACCTGCAAGTGAAAGACTTCTTGCACTAATATTTACATCTGGTGATGTAGCAATAAATTTATTTTCAGTAGACATAGTAAGTGTACCAGCTGCATCGATTTCAATTGTGCCTTCAACGTTTGCTTCATAATTACCTTTTACTAATTCGTTTTTATCTCCTAACACTGTTTGAGTGTCTACTCCTAAAATTGTTTCAGCTTTGTTTTCCATTATAGTGCTAGTTTTATTTTTAGATATTGATTCTAAAACTGATCCTCTTACATTTTCTTCTTTATCGCCAATAACGTTAACGTTAAAATCTCCTCCAACTTCTAAGTCAAAGTCACCAGCAACTCTCATCTTTAAATTACCATTATATACTACTTCACCGTCACCTTCAACTATAACCTTTTCATTTGCTGCCACAATCCTTAATGCATTATTAGTAGAACTATAAATCACTGTTCCATCTGCACGCATCTCTACGCCTGAGCCAGTCCTATGTCGAATCATAACTCTTTCTCGGCCGTTAGTATCATCATACTCTATTATATGACCTGATGATGTTTCTTTAACTTGATTTTCAGGATATTGAGTAGAAGGCTCATCATTTAATTCTAAATCAATGCCGGGTACACTTCCGCCAATATACACATTAGCAACTCGTGTACCACGTGCAATGTTGTTTACTCCAGAAACACCTACGTATTCTTTTCTAGGAAATCTTTTATCCGGATCAGATCGTCCATCATCTGGATTGTTTAGATCACTAAATTCGTTTGGATCCATGTTATCAAGTTCAGCCATCATCTACCTCTATTTTGTTTTAAGGTTGAGCCAAGTGTTTTAACACTGTTTGCATCTGTATTTGCTTTATTAACAATTCTATTAATTATTTGATTATTCTCTTTTATTTTAGCTTGAGCTGCTTTATAATCTCTGTCAAGGTTTGCTTTAACATCACCATCAGGTAAATTTTCTGCACCGAATTTTGCTTTAGCTGCATCTCTACTTCCGCCATTTAGTAAAGCTATAGCCGCACCTGCTTTTTTAATCGCTCCATTTATATCATTATTAATTCTTTTACTGTCAGCTAAATCTGAAATAGTTTTATTTGCATCTGTATATGATACGGGTTTTGATATAGTAGATGAAGTGCTTGCAATAGTTGCCGGTTTTGTAACTGCAGTTTGGAGCTTAGGTGGAAATTCATTGAGTCCAGTAAGATCATCATAACGATAAACAAACCTATATTTAGATCTTATATTTTGTTTTATGTCAAAGGTGTTTGGCTGACCATTATCGTTTTGAGCAATATGAGGATATACTCCACAATCTGGAAAAACAGTAAACCATGCTTTTAAGAATCTATCATATGTTTCAAACTGTTTAGCATTAGGTGGTTTTCCACCAGAAATTATACTTAACTGAACACCTGTTTTATAAAATCTTTTATATGTCCGAGGATTACGAGTTTTATCAACAGGTCTTCCACGTTGTAGACTACCATCGGTTAAAATAAGATAGTGAGAATTTAATCCATATTCGTTAGGCCTAAGTGATATTCTATCAATTGCAGTTTCTGCAGCAGTTTTACCGTCTGCGGCAGTATTAGTATCATAAATTTCTCTAGTTAAAACTTTAAGTTGAATTTTCTTAACCATATCATTCATTGCTTTTGCATTAACTTTTTCTGGAGGACCTGTCAAATAT